TTGTTTTTCTGATTCGCCTGCATCTTGTGCTGCTTTCCAGTTAGTCCAAGCTTCTTCAAATTTGTCAGCGCTTCCTGTAAAATAAGTGCTAATTACAGGTTCTTGGTCCCCGTACTTAAAATTTGTTTTTAAACTTTGCGTTAGCAGTTCTGGCATATTACCAAATAAATTTTCTTTAGCGTATATCCAGTAAAGATTGCTGCCTCCAAAACCTACGCTAGGGAGCATCTCCGATACCATATTCGAATATCTATTTCTAGTTTCAAGGTCTACATTTAATGCTTGAACTGAATTATAAGTATTTACAGCTTTTGTATAGTCTTGTATATTTGCATATTGAAGAGGAATAGGCGCAGGGTCTAAAAGTGTAAAACTAAATTTACCTTTTGCATCGGGGTTAAAGTCTGCTTCAGTATAGTCTTGTCCAATTTTAATACTTCCTAAACCTGTTTTGTTTAAGCTTTTTACTTGAGCATCTATATCAATATCATTTGGATTAGCTACGTCAGCATAAGGACCTTTAACTACAGGAGCTTCTACAAAAGTATTTCCTGCTTTTTTATAGTAATATTTTGCAGTTAAGAAATCTTGAGGATTTTCATAAGCTCCCGGAACAGGTTGGTCGTCACCTCTTTCCCAATAAAATTGTTTAGGTCCTTGTTGATTCGCACCCTTCCATTCAGCCATGTCAGCTTTGAATTTTTCTATGCCGTTAGGGTCGTTTCTATAGTCATTTGCATCAGGCATTTTATCGCCCATCTCATACTGTTGAGGTGTATAAGATGTTCTTAATCCTTGAGCTATTTCCCAAGATGTCGTGTCTGCGTTCCACAAAGGCATGACTTCATCAAGACGATTTAAGTAATCACCATGAGCATCAAGGCTTGGTTTTGCATCTCCAAACTCAAAAGTTAATTGACCTAAAATTTCTTCTGGTTCTTCTGGCTCAGGTACAGGCAATGGCTGACGGTCAAAATAAACTTCATTATATTTTTCAGGATAAGCTCTTAGACTTTCCTCAAACATAGATAAATCCATGCTTGCGCCAAACTCTTCTAAATATTGTCTTCTAGTTTCTAATTCTTCTACGCTTGCGGTTGCAAGGTCTGGAACTGTTGAGCCGTCTATAACTTGTTCTTCTGGTTGTTCTAAAGCTTGTCTTTCGCTATGTATTCTATCAAATTCTTCTGGAAACATATTATCAAGAGCACGAGAATTAGTATCGTACAGTTCATTATAGAATTGGTCTGAACGACCCATACGCCCTAAATATTCTTCTCTTTGACGAATTTCATCAGAAGATTCTTCTCCAGTAAGCGGCTGAGTTTGGTCATAAGGCTCTACATAAGTGTCGCTTTCGTCTCTAAAAAAGGCTTCTTCAGTTTCAGGTTCTGCAACTTCTTGCGGATAAGCTTCTTCATATTGAAGAGGATAAGATACTTTAGCATCTGCAAGAAAATCAGAAACTCGTTGAGGTTGAAAGTTCCGTAAAAAACTTTCTCGTCTTTGTATCATTTCAGGAGTTACGGTTGCTCTATTAGCATTAACATAAGTCCTTAAATCTTGACTTCCATCATATTCTAAAGTTTCTTCTACTTCTACTTCTTCTACTTCTTCTACTTCTCTTTCTTCAGGAAATGTTGCGTAGTATAACGTAGGGTTTGATTCTTTTATGCTATTCATAAAAGCATTAGACGCTGTTGAGCCTCCCGGACCTGCGTTTAAATATTCTATGCGCTTTTCAAAATCACTAACTGTAGCTCTTTCTGGCATAGCAGTTGAGCCGTTATAGACTGCAGGGGCTTCAGGAGCAACAGGCTCTTCAGGAGTTATTTCTTGAGTAGGCGCTAGTAATCCCGGAGTGTCTCCTTTTTGTAAAGCTATTAAATCAGCACTAGTTATTCTACCATTTCCATCGTAATCATATCTAGCAAGGTCTGCAGGAGTAGGCTCTGCACCCACACCCGGCTTAAAATCGGCTACAGCCTCTAACATTTCACCCATATCTGTAGCACCTTCCCATACAGGCTCTTCAGGAATTATTTCTTGAGTAGGTGCTAGTAATCCCGGAGCATCTCCGTTTGCATAATCAAAAGCATCTTGATAAGTAATAGCACCATCGCCATTATAATCAAACTGTGCAAGGTCGCCTTCTGAAGGAGGGATTCCTGCAAGTTCTGACATTCTTGCAGCTTGCGTTATGTCGTCTACACTAGCTCCTGTCCAACCGATTAATAGTGACGCAGCATCATCTTGAGTAGGCTCAGATACAGGCGCAGGGTCTATATACCCCCTTGCTCCCGGATTTAAACCATAATACTCGTTGTGTAATTCTGGGAAATTTACTAAGCTTTCTTCAATTTCTGCAACTTTATTTGAATCTCCTTGCCCCATAAAATATTTAATTTGGTCTGCTACTTGTTGAACTGAACTGTTTGCGTTAAGCGCAGAATTAATATACCTATCATCAGCAAATCTAGCTTGTTCGGCTGCTTGTTCGTCTGCTTGTTTTTGATTATATGCGTCTATTTCTGCTTGCGATGCTGACGGAGGAATACCAGTCGCAGGAGGCGGTGGGACATAACCTTCGCCTTCGTACCCTTCTGGTCTAAATGCAGAGCCTAAACCACCGTGCCCTGTAGATTGCATGGGCATTGTTTTTTGTGCAGCGCCTGCAGCACTTTCGGGAGTTTCTTGAATTTGAGGCTGAAGTAAACTTGTGTCTTCTGGAATAACAGCAGGCGCTACAGGCGTAGGAGCTACCGGAGTAGGTATACCGCCTTCGTTATATTTTTTACGATTTTTCTTTAAAGCGTTTAAAGTTTTTTTGCTCATCAATTAGTCTTCCTTTTTGTGCACTAATTCTTGAATTGTTTTTGACTCGTAGATTCTAATACCTAACCATACAATGGTAAACAATGAAGCTGTTGGCGGTAGCCACGCTGCTAATGCTAATATACCAGTTGAGGCTGCTGCTATGTCTACTACTTCTTTACCTTCTTGTACAGTCATATCAGTCTCCTTATAGTGCTGCAATTATAAATGCTAATAATTCTGAATAACGTACACCTAAACGAGTCACTGTTGTTGCTCCTTCCGGTGCGTGTTCGGCTTCATAGTATTTGTTGCCTTCATGTTCCCACCAAGTAGTGTTAATGAACATAGCGTAGTCGCTTGCGTTTAATTCTTCAGCAGTAAACGCAGCTTGCAAGTCTTGTGCTATAATACCAAAGTGTGTACGAGCATCATCACCTTTTTCTGTAACTGCGCTTTGCCACTTAAACTTACGCAATAAACCTTTAGCTGCCACAGCTACTCTACGCTCTGCATCGGACAACTCTGCAATGTTTTGTTTTTCATTTTGGTCAGAAGTTTGGATAGTTCCATTAGTTGCATATACATCGTCAAAACGGTTAGCCGAACGTCCTAAATCAACTGAGTTGTCTTTATCAGCTCCGTTTTCATCACACGGCTCAACTACTACGGTAGTAAACTGGTTTTGAAATTTAAGTCCACCTTCTTGGCTAGACATGTATACACCTTGACCGTAGATAACACTAGATAAACCTACATATCCATGATGGCTTGAACCTTTATAAAAACTTGCTATTCTTCCAAAGTGTGAACCAGTATTTTTTATTCTTACTAATTCTGTATTAGTTCCACCTTTATCGTCTTCTAACTGTAATTGATAAGTAGGCGCTCCAGAAAAACCAATTCCTAGTTTTTTAACATTGCGTACTTCTTGGTCGCCACATTCTAACTCAGCACTCAACTCTTCAATGTGTTCAGAGCCTACAGCATCGTCAGCAATTTTAGCTGCTGTCACAGCATCGTCTGCTATTTTTGTGGTGGTTACAGCACTAGATTGAATAGCTGCAGCGGCTACAGACGATGTGTTCATGTTAGTTGAAGTTATTGTGCTGTGCGCTATTTTAGCGCCTGTCACAGCGTCATCAGCTATTTGTGCTGTAGCAATAGTGCCGCTAAGACTTGATGTAGGATAGTTAGTTGCATCGCTTAGGTCAAACGCAGGAGTAGCATCTGTAGCTCCTAAAGCTAAGGAAATGCCTCCATACGATACTGTTGAATTAGCTAACTGAGAGTTAGTAAGAGCTGTGCTAACATCTAAAGTAGTAGCATAGATTGTTTTAAATCGTTTGCTGCTAGTTCCTAAATCTACATCATTATCAGTTTCAGGAGCTAATACACCATCTGCAAGATTAAGTTGCTCAACAGCTGCACCGCCTACTTCAATAAAGAATTTAATTTCATTAGACTCAATAACAACTTTGTTTAAAAAGTCTTGGTCGCCAATAGTATGAATATTGCCACCTTCACCTTCAGTACCGTCATGCTGATGACCTGTCGCTCCTGACGAAGCGTATGAAAACGCATTTAAAATTGCGTTGTATTCATTATTAAAAAGTGCGGCAGTAATAATGTTGCCGTCATGTAAAGTGCTTTGTCGTGATGCGTATGCTTGACCCATTTATTTATCTCCTGCCTGTTGGCACATAATTTATGTATATACCGTTAATTGTGTAAGGTGTAAGTGCATCTCGACTTTCTAGTCTAAATGCTGCTGAATAACAGCTTCCCTGCAGAGGTATTCGTATTAATGGATTATCTGCAGCTCCGAATATATTAGCATTAAATTCAGCCTGCTCAAATATTGAAGCAGCATGAATTTCTGGTAAATTTTCTTCTGGCGGTTGTTGTACATCTGTATCTTCAAAATCAAATAAAGTGGTTAGCTTAGGCTTTGAATTTCCTGTACCTTTTTTATCTGGAGTAGCTGATATTTTAACATAGTATAGAGTTTTTCTAGTTCCCATATCTCCAAAATCTAAATACGGTGTTTGATATTTGGCTTCTACATTGAATGCTGAGCCGTTTTCTGAAAATGTGTTTCCGGTATCGTGCGTATATATGTAACCTTTAGAATCACCGTGTACTATTTTTTCTACTCCATCATATCCAAAACCACTTGCAGTTGCTGTAGCTTCAATGCCTTTTGTTTCAGACCACTCATAGCCTTGACCTGTAAACGTACCAATAATGCCTTTAGCTTTTGCAACGCCTAGTGGTGGACTGCCGTAAAACAACCTATATTGTGATTTAGAGCGTAACACTAAACTTGAAATATTGTAGCCATTTACATTTTTAACTATATCATCAGATACAATTTTTTGTATGTTTCGACTTACAGACGATAACTCTACGTCTCCTAGTCTTGCTGTACCTGCAACAGTCCGTACACCGTCAGGACTTAAAAATACTAAGTCGCCACCAATTTCTTGAATTGTAAATTGACTTAAACAACCTACATTTTTAGTTACTGGCACTACAGCAATACTATTAGTATCATTTATATTTACTAGCTTATGAATGCTGTTTTGACAGAATATAATGCAATCGTTACGGAAACTACGTAAGCCTATAATTCTATCTGGAACTGCAATAGCACCTGCCCCCGCTCCTGTAAATGATGAAGGGTCGTTTACTGAGCTATAGTAAAGTGTGTTAGGATTTTCAGCTGTGCCACCAACCACTAAATGATTTTCGTGGACTGCACAAGCTGTAGGACATTCTGAACCGTTGACAGTTATTTCTTCTGCAAAAAATGTACGAGTATCAAAAGCTCCTGTACCTGTCATTTTAAATAGAAAAGGTTTATTATCGTTGTCGCACATGATTAACTGACCATAATCATCAGCGCCTTCATATATTACAGAAGCTACAGTTCCTTGACTTGTACGTACAGCTTCAGAACGACCAGTAAATGTTGAGTAGTCGTCTCCATTATGGTGAACATGTGTCCTGTTAATTTTAACCCAATCTTGGTCAGCTGAGCCAAAATAAATGCTTGTGCCTTTAGCTGCTACAATGCCGTCTGCATATACAGCTAGTCCAAGAATAGCACTAGTACCTACTTCAGGTTTAGTTGCTCTAAAGTTTTCATATCCGTTTACACGCCTATATCCACCGTCAGGGTCAACTTCAAAGTTTACTAACTCTGTAGCGATTCCCGGAACTTTAAGCATTTCTATTTCACTTATGTTGGTGTTTAGTCCACCCTTACAAGAGAAACCAAAAGGTTGCGAAGCTGCCATTAAACAAATCTCACTCTGTCATCACTAATAAAAAATGGTGTAGGTTCAAGAAGGTTAGAGCGCATACTACGCAATCCTTTCTTGTAGTCGTCTAGTGCAAATGCTGCAGCTTGTGGATTATCTTTAAACTGCCAAATGTAGTACCTAGACCGTGCTAGAAGTACAGGCGCATACATATCTGGGAATACTAGTGTATCTCCATGAGCGCTTAGTTTTGTTGGTAAGTTGTAGGCGTAAAACCAAACCTTGTAAACCTTGTCGGGTATGGGGCTAAGTCCAAACTTGCGAGCGTCTGGGCTTCGAATTACAATGTTTGGTTCGCCATGATTTTGCGTATCTGCATCATCTAAATTTTCTGGTACTCTACGGAATCTTTTCCATTGTTCTAGTGTGCAGTATTCTAAATTTTTGCCTGTATAAGGTGCAGACTCACCATCTACTCCTACTGTAGTAATGTAGAAGTTATCCCAATCTACCGACCCGTAATCGTCTATAATAGAATCGCTAGTAGGTTTTAATTCATAAAATCGCTGACCGGCTATAGTATCTATTGATACGTTGCCGTACATGGGGTCAACTGTTCCGCTTTCTCCTGCAGATAGGAATGACCACTGTGGTTCATAATTCACAATGTCAAAGTATGCTTTGTTTACTGAATCTTTTACATGTTGTTGAACACCAACAGCTGTACCAAACGTAGCTGTAGTTAGCGGTAGTTCGTTTAGCTCTCGAAGAAGCTCATTAGTTAATTCTAAATAGGTTGTTGCCATGTTTTATTCAGTCCTATATTATGTTAAAAGGTTGGGGGCTTTTTACAGCCCCCTCGCTTATTAAGTTTCTACTATGCTGCTAAGTTGTAGAAAGCAGCTACTAGTGCTTCAGGTCGTAAAACCTTAACACCAAATACGTGCAAACCACGACAAATATCACCAAAGCTATCTGGGTCACGAATAACCTCAGTGCTTGTGATAGTTTGTGCAGTAGCAGTAGAAGAAATGTGACCGGCAAGAATTTTACCGTCAGCATTGGTTGGAGCTGCAATGTTGTTAGACTTATACATGCTAAAGCCACGCAACTTACCAGAAGTTACTAGACCGTTGCGGATAGAGCCTTGACCTGCGTTAAAGTCTACAGATAGTAGCTTAGAACCTGACTCCGACAATTTCTCATAGAAGCTAGGTGGAGCTACAACCCAACGACCTTCTTCTGGCACATTTTGCTCATCAAGAAGACGAGCCATTTTTGCCAATAGGTCTAGTGGGTCAGTACCGTCTACATGCAATCCAACAGCGCTAGCGCCATCATAAATGCCTGCGGCTAAAGAAGTTGTAGTGTCAGCGCCTAGAGTGTGGTCTGGGGTAGCTGTAGTTACACCTGCAAACATTTTAGCAATTACACCTGCGTCAAACGCATCACGTAGAGCATAAGCTGCTGATGAAGCTGCAACTTCTTTGAAGTTTACGTGAGACATTTGAGTTTCGATGTCATCTACAATAAACTTAAATGCGTTTGCTGTGTCAACTACTAGACTTATTTCAGCGTCAGTTAGTTTAGTTTCAGTAACATCTGCACCACGCTCATACTGATGGACAGTAATGGTTGGTTCTTTGATGATTTTTACTGAATCACCGTATGCAGAAATCTCACCTGCGTAATCAGTGTTTGTAATTGCTTCAGCAACTGACGCTTTACGGAAGAAGTTAAGAACTTTCTTCGAGTAAATCGCAGGCATGAAGTTAGTGCCGTTGCCAAAGTTACTTGGCGATACTGCAGGGTCGCCTACACCGGCTTGTCGAAAATATTGGTCTGGTACGTTATTAGCCATTGTTATGTTTCCTTTTTATAAAGACATTTATGTTAACCGACTACTCTGCCTTCAGACATTGCCAAGTCGATTTCTTCTTCGTACTTGTCATATTGGTCCATTGACAGTGCAGCGATTTCCCGTTGCGACCATACTTTTGGTTCGCCTGCATCTACAGTTTTTGTTTTGGTTGAAACCATATCAGCTGCAGAACCAGATGGTCGAGATTGCGA